CTGTTTCTTATGGGATGAATCAGGTAACGGTCGATATCAGCTCAATCACTTCCCTGGATCTTTTGAAGATAACGGCGTTACATGCAACTACGGATTATTTAATAATGAGTTACTGCGTAGCGTCTTTTGATGAATTGCCGCTTGATATTTTTGTAGGTATACAAGAACAATTGGAATCCAATCGAGACGATTTGATTGATCCCATTCTGCTTGGCACGGCTTCCGGAGTGATCGCCGACACAACAATAGTCTTGACTGACTTACCGTTCATTGACGATTACGCCAGTATAAAAATTGATGACGGAGTTAACAATGAAATACATCAATTAAGAATACAGGAAAATTTTACGTATTCGATGACTGATTTATATAACGGTGAATCTCTACTGCATGATTATATAGATGCTAATATATATTTATATTTGCCGATCACTTACGGAAGGGATTCTCTGGAAGCAACTATACCTGGGATTACCCTGTGGGGGTTTGAACCGGAAGAGATGCTGCATGGTTTTAATTTGGACACCGTTTATGATTCATGGACTGATGCCGGCGCAGCGGCGAGAAGAGAAGGACATTATTTAAAATGGCCAATATCGTTTGACTGCGAAGCCCGGCAGGATGAAATTTTATCAATTCTTTCCGGCGTAGTGAGGCGTTTCATAGGTCGGAAATTGGTGTATATTAACGGACGAAAATTCCGCGTAAGTTTTAATTCTACACCAACAGAGATCAGGCCAACGGAATTTTATGATATAATCCCCAAAGTGACATATATGGGAGAAATAGAAATAAGAGAGGAGTTATGGGTAAGGACAAATTTAGCAAAAACGACGGCGATAGATTTCCAAGCGATAATTCAGTAGCTGATAAATTTGGAAGTTCTAAAGAAGAGAATGGATTTAAAAACAGTGTTCCCGAAATGGTAACATTAGTTTTTAAACAGAACCGGACGAAGGAGTTACATATTGGGAAAAACATATATAGATTTGTGGGCCCGGCATCCTTGAAAGTTCCGAAGTCTGTTGTCGAACATTCAGAATTTGAAAACCAAAAAAAGTATTTTACAGTGAAGGGGGACAAGTAAATGGCTGCTAATTTAAGGAAACTTGGAGTACACGGAGTTAACAAGCCCGCGAAAACTTCGGACGTAGTGACGGCTGCTGACTTTGCAATCGGCGGAATGCTGGGGCTTTTCTCCAGAAGGTTTAAAATTCCATTTGCGGTTCGGAACATAGTTGAACTGGCAGAGATTTTTGGAGACAACGAAGTTTCTACGGCTTATTGCTGGGACGCGGCGAAAGGCTTTTTTGAGAATGCCGCCGGGGTTGGAGCGAAGTTATACGCACTCGGGCATGTCGGATATGACGGAGCCGCTCATGATGGCGTTGCGGCAACTAATACTTTGCTGGATGCTATAGCTGCAAACACTCTTCAGATAGATTCCGCATTTCAAGAAGAGATTGATTATTCCACATGGGGCAATCGAACCGGTTATACAATTCTAAACGGAACAAGATTCACTACGGCAGCTAACGGAGATGGAATCGCAGCTGATGAATTTGCTATTCTTGACAGCGTGTCTGATATTAAGGTTGGAGACATTGTTAAATTTACAGCGTCCGGAGGCGGGGGCGCTATTGTCTATAAAAAAATAACAGCGGTTGATGAATCTCTTGGCCGTGTTTCTTTTACAGGCGCATTCGACGGGGCCGCGAACCTTGCAGACAACGATGTGGTCTCGGTTCCTGGATTTCAATTACAACTTTATCGAAAATCCATATCAGGAATTGAAAGCAAGGTTGAAGAAGACTTGGGTAAAATTTGGTGTACGATGGAAGACGAAGTAACAGACTATTATGTCGAATCCGTCTTTTCTCAAAGTAAGAATATCGCTGCGACCGACCTTGATTCAGCTTCGGCGATAGGTAGCACTTTCCCGATAAATGTGGCTACAGTAACTTACCTTACAGCAGGAGCAAACGGAACAGCGCCGACAACTTCGGCACATTGGGCCACTTCGTTATCTGCGTTCGATGATTTGCCAATTCGGATAATAGGGAATCCTGAGACAACCGATGTGGATATACAAAAAGCGATTGAGACATACTTGAAGGCCAGAGATGACACCCCTATAGAAGTAACTAACGTTGCTGAAGATCAAACAAAGGCTCAATACACGACAATAGGAAATAATTATCAGCGGTCTGATGACGTCATGCAGGTTGTTGTCGCGGATTGGTTAAAAGTCGATGATCCTTTTTCAACTTCAAAGCTGGCTCCGAAACGAAACATTCCGAATGTTGGTCATGTTATGGGTGCCTGGATTCGTTGTATCGAGACATACGGGATACATTACATACCGTCAATCCGGTCATTACCGTTATACGGGATTTCTGGAATTGTTCGGGAAACGGTCTGGGACGACGATGACAGAACAGACCTTGCTGAAGCTGGTATAAACATAATTGGTTTTGTTCAGGGTTCAGGATATTTGATAAGGAACTTTTTCACACCTTCGACAACAATCGCTTACCAGTTCGCAAATGGACTGCTGATGAGAAACTACTTTAAAGTGTCTGCTGAAGATTCTTTACAGTCTTCGGAAAATACGCCAAACAGCTTTAAGAGAATTAAAAGCAACGAAGACGCGATCAGAAATTTTGCTCTTAGGCTATGGCGCAACGGATCGACAGGAACAGTTCCCGAAGGAGAGACTTACGGACAAGGCGAAAACGAAGACGGGACACCGACTAAATGGTACGACCATATACAAACACAAGCGGATGCAATTAACAACCCGCAAGCAGGCATAAACTCTGGAGAAAGAAATATACTATTGTATATCTCATACCCGGCTCCAGCAGGGAGTATTCAAATCGGTGTTGGAATTTTACTAAGAGGATAAGATAATGCAAAAAAATGATATAGTTGAGAAAAAACGGATTGAGTACGACGGAGAAGAAGTTGACGGTCTTGTCTTCGTTGGTGAATTGGCGCTTAAAGACGGAGAAGTTGAGGTTCCTGAGTTTAAAAAAATCAGAATCATTGGTGACGGAGTGACAAAAATACCCTCGCTCGACGTCAGGTATAAAATTAAACTGGGAACATCCACAAAGAAATTTTTCCGAGACTGGCACACGAATAAAGAAACAAAAGACGTAACAATAATCCACACTGACGCACACGGTTCGGAAATTGAAAGGAACACCCTTCCTGATTGCGAGTGTATCGGATATACTCCGATATCGGAAACAGATTCCAGTACTCCGGGTTATGCTCAGGTCGCTGTCACGATCGCACCTTATGACATAATCCCGATTGAGGCAGGCTAATATGAAATTGCCAATTCCGCTTTTTGCTTCGTCAGGTAACGTGTTTACGGAGATAGAAATTGAAAGTCCGAAGCCGTCGGTCATTGCTGATGCGAAAAAAGCCCTTGACAATGAGGGGCCTTTTTCCGGGATTGCCATTTTTATAGCCGGGTGTATGAAATCGATATCGACTAACGAAGGAATTGAGATCACAGAGAAAACAGATATCCGGAATATCGTTATGCGGATGCCTTACCGATCGGCAGAGGTGATAATGATTCAGGGCATGCTAAAGTACGATCCTGATTATAATTTCGTTGAGGGAGTTTACACATGTCCGCGATGTCAGAAAGCGGTTATTTGCGAGCTAACAAAAACAGAAGATTATGAAATGGATAATCGAGACTTGATAAATGAGTTAGCTATAAACAACATGGAAGAAATCAAGGAGACTTTTGAGATCGTCCTTACCGATCCCGTACAGATTATAAACAAAGTAACTAAAGAAATTCTTGAATCTATACAAAGCATTGAGCTTCGGCATCCAATGATTCTTGATTGTATCGTAGCTGATAAAAAGTACGGGGACAGGGATGAGATCAGGACTCAATTTGCCATGTACGCGGAAGCCCTGGTTAAGGTAAACGGGATAGAGATAGACAAGAAATATCGCAAGACTTATGGGGTCTATATTTTCGAAAACATTAAAAATGTTAAAGAGGATATGGGCGGTCTCAATTCGAAAATTTCAGAATTCGGGATTGATCCGACGGTGGAAAGAGTTTGCTCAAATCGTCGATGTGGGAAAATCTGGAAAACGCCAATCAACATGTCAAGTTTTTTCGTGTCAGGGCTCACTATGTAAGTAGTTTGGGCCCGGCTGCAGAATGGTTATGGTTATTTTTCCATTTCCGACATATAGATTTCAACGAACGAGACTTAATCCGGGAAGCAATTTTGATTTGTAGAGTTACCAACGGCGGTTTTTCTTATACAGAGATTTGCGAATTAGATTTGAAAAGCTATTTCATGCTTGTGGATGAATGCCACAGAATTAACGCGGAGGAGAGAAGCAATGAATGATCTTGTTTTTACATTTAATACAAAGCCTTTTGAATCTGCTATGACGAACATAAAAGGCGGTTTGTCTTCTGTGACAAAAAATTTCAAACAGTTTGCGAATACTGGCAAAGAGAAAATGGCCTCTTTTTTTCGAGACACAAAGAAAGGATCGGAAGAGGTTAAAAAGGAAAATCAAACCTCTGTTAAAAATTTCTCTGATAATTCTAAAAGCATGATCGGCGCGTTGACAAAAAGAGTGGGCGCACTTGCCGCTGCTTATATGAGCGTCAGGGCGGCAATGAAATATATTCCGGAAATCGGTCGGGCTTTCCAGCACGCCGGAGATATAATGATGCGTAGTCTATTCTGGCCTATTCGAAAAGTTTTGATCCCTTTGTTACAAAAAATGTTGGATTGGGTCAGGGAACACCGGATCATGTTTGTTCGCTGGGGCGTGAATATCGCTAATGCTTTCAGGGTAGTCATAACGGTCGTGAAAGGCGTGATCGGATTAGTCAAAACATTCGTAAATAGTTTCATCGGTCGATTTGAAGCTATATTCGGAAAAGTTACAAAGAGCATGGGAGATATCGCAAATATTGTAATGTTCAAAATTACTGTTGTTGCTCAATATTTAATCGCATTGTTGCAACCTGTTTTGTCAATGATTGGAGACATGTTCGCAAAAGGAATCGAGAATGTCGCTAATTTTTTCCAGGGCTTTGCCGAAGGGTTCGGAGAAACCGCGCCCATGTTCAAGGATTTTGAAAATTCTCTGGGCCGAATATTGACGTTGTTTGATCGTATTACGATGAAAGGCGGTGTCATGACACAGATGATCAAAGATTTTGGAACTGTAAGCGGACAAATCTTGAAGCTTGCCGTCTCCGGATTTGGTCAATTAT